TTGCATAATATTTGTTCCAACAATCAGGGTATGATTCAATATAAATTTTTGATTCAAAATAATCAAATAAAAAACACAAAAATACAATTGTGGCAAATATAAAAACAATAAAACTTAGTATTACAAATAATGTATAAATACCCCTGCAAAGTATAGCTACAATTGTTAACCTACTGCCACAACAAATTGACAAGTAATTATTAAATAAGTTTGTAAGTTTTTTATTTTTAATAATACCAAGTCTTTCTGTACTAAAGAAAGCATATCTTATAGCTACAAGTATGGCAGGAACACTATAAACTATATATCCTATAAATATAGGTAAAAAACTTTTCATATTATTCTCCTTTTTTAAAATATTATATAAGATTTAAAAAAATATTTCAAGACTTTTTTGAGGCTACTATATCATCATCTTTTGCTTCTAAAACAATATCTTCATTTTCTAACAATTCTTTTAATATTTTGTTTTCTTTTTCAAGTACGGCTATTCTTTTTTCAAAGTTTTTTATTCTATCAATAACAAATTTCCTAAATTTATAAGCGTCCATGTTTTATTTTCCATCATCAAAATTTCTTCTTTTTTCTAATTCTATTCCTTTCCTAATTCCTTCTTCAAAAAGTCTTTTGTTTGATATTGGATATGGTTTGTTATATTTTAGGATTTTCCCACAATCCTCTTCCAAATCATTTTCTTCCAGCCAATCTTCATAACTATATTCTTTGTCATAAAACATAATTTAATCCCTGGGTGCAAGAGCACCCAATAAATTTATTTTTTAAAATGCTTTACACCGTCAAAAATTTTGTTGTCAATCACTCTCTTCAAAACTTTTAATTGTGTTCTCAAATCAGACTTTTCCTTTCTAAAGCTTTCTTTTGTAGGAGCAGTCATCATATCGTGAATATCCATGATTACAATTGCTGCAATATCATAAATATCCATATTTTCTTTTTTTATAGTTTCCAAATTTGCAACTATTTCTTCAATTTTAACATTCTCTGTTTTTTCCATATAATATCTCCATATATTTAAACTTATTTTATAATAAAAAAATTTTTTTTCAAGTTAAAATATAAAGGAAGAAAAGATGACAGAACAAGAAAGCGCTTTTTTAAAAAGTATACAATATAAAATAGAGCACTATGACATTCATAATTACAAAACTAAACAAAAGCTTACAATAAGAGATGTTTTGCCATATGCAAGAAACAAGTTTGTGACTGCTCATTATAATGATGGAAGTCCAGATGAAATAATAGATATTGGTATTGAAAGTTTTCTTTATAAATGTTCTCCTCTTTTATTTTTGGAAAAATACGCCCAGTTTGAATTGCCAGGTGTTGGTAAACTTGGCTGTAAATCATTATATTATTTTCAAAGAGAAATACTCAAAGATTTTAATAATTGGAAAAAAATAGTACTTACCAAAACAAGACAGGCTGGTTTGAGTACTTTGATGAGCCTTATCTTTTTCTGGAAAGCTGTGTTATTTCCAAATGAATGGCTTGTTGTAATTTCAAAAGACGGTAAATCGGCCCAAGATTTTTTGGATAAAATTAAAACAAACCTTGAAAATATTCCAGAATGGTTTGGATTAAAAATCACCAAAAACAATGTCAAAGGCGTTGCTTTTTCAAATAAAACTAAAATAGATACTTTCAGTAGATCTAAATCTGCTGGTCGTGGTACTTCACCTACTATGGTTATACTTGATGAGGCTGCTTTCTACCTTACAAATTCTATTATTGAAGGAATTGTATCTTCTGTCATGCCTTCTTTGTCAAGAACCGGAGGACAACTTTTTGTTGTTTCTACGCCTAATGGTTCTGCTGAGGGTAGCGAAGGTTATTGGTATTATAATCAGGTTAGACAACTTCAAGAAGCAGGTGGTATTAGTGGATTAGCCAAGCTTTATGATGTTGCATGGTGGGAGGTTCTTGACTATCCTGGAATTACACCTTATAAGGGATATAATGATAAAGTTCAAGGTTATATAGACAGAGACTATTTTAATAATCCAGAGGTTAAGAAAGAAGCATGCAGATTCTTTGATCCAATAGCCAAAGAACACTGGAAAGATAATGCCTGGTTATCTTATCAGATGGAAACTGCTGGTAAGGTCAAATACATGCAGGAAATTTTGCAGAACTTTGTGGTCACTGGAAATACTGTATTTTCCGATGAAATTATTTCTAAAGTTTCTGCTGAAACTAAAGTTCCTATAACAAAAGATTATCTAAGAGACAGACCTCTTAAAGGATTGTGGATTTGGAAAGAACCTCTTATAGATCACAAGTATATAATGGCAAGTGATATAGCAAAAGGCAGTGGTGATGATAGTAGTTGTATTCAAATTATAGATATGTCTTCCTACGAACAAGTAGCAGAATATTCTGGAAAATGTACTACTATAGATTTAGCCAACTATGCTTATAAAATAGGTGAATATTACAATTGGGCTTTTGGAGTTATAGAATGTAATTCTGTTGGAGAAGCTACATTTAGTGAATTATATTATAATTTAAATTATCCAAATTTATTCAAACAAAAAAAAGGTAAAAATGGCAATGAAGTTATAACTGGATGGATTACATCTACCAAAACGCGCGATTTAATCACTGATAAATTTATAGATTTCTATTATGATGATATTATGTGGAAAAACTATCATCCTTATTCAGAAAGACTTTTAGATCAAATGAAATTCTGGATTTGGAAAGGTGGTAGGCCAGACCACTCTGGTAATGCTCATGATGATAATATTATGGCAATGGCAATTGGTCTGTTTAATATAGCTGAAGGTATTAGAAAAATAAGAAATGAAGATGATACTTTTTTCATAAGTGAAGATGGAACGAATATAACATTAAAAGATACTAAAAATACAAAATTATCTGATGAATATTTAAATAGCAAAAAGAAAGATGAAAATGTAAATGCTAATATTTATAGAAGCATGGAAAAGAAAATGTATCAACAGGCAGGGATAAACCCTGCCGATGAAGATGCTGCTGATACTTTAAGATGGTTGATGAGCTAATAATCCTTCATCTTTGATTATTTTAAACATTTCATCAAAGCGATTGTTCCAGCTACAAGTTGCTAATAACATATTATATTTATCATCTGGAACTTCTTTCAAATAATTTTCCAATTCTAATTTTTCAAAATCAAGACAAGAAACAAAATCTTCATAATCTGTATAATTGTCTTTTAATTCTTCGTTTATAAGAGTAGGAATATGTGCATTTACATAATTAAAGAATTTATCAGACAACTGATTTTTAGTAATGTCGCTAACTTCTAGCAAGCATAATCCTAAATGGCACTTGCATAATTCATCATGTAAGTCTTCTTCTGACATCCATGGTTTAATTATTAAATCTGGATTTTCTTCTTTAATTCTATCCAATTCTTCATTTGGTATTCCTACCACTTCTATATCCCAATCTTCATTTAAAGCCTTTAAAAGATTAAGTAAATTAAAATCTATTTTATTTATATTTCTACCAGCATATACAGCAGTCTTTTTTTCATATTTTTTTACATCTGTTTTATTTGGTTTTACTGAACAACCATTTGGAATATAAAAAGCTTTTTTATTTTTTATTGCAACATTGTCAAGTATTGTTTTTGAACTTGCAAAAAGTAAACTTGAATAATATTGATTGATTATATCATTTTTTATTTCATCATATTTATCATAAACAAATTTAATATCGTTCATTATTAAAAATTCAACTATTTTATTGAATGTAAAATTGCATTCACCTTGAGAAATTATTACCAGTGGCTTTTTCTTATAAGAATAAAGCTTATTTATAATACTATCAATGTAAGCTTTTGTATTAGTTATTTCTTTAAAAGGGTAATCCAATACATTATAATTTTTCTTTAAATAATTAAGCAATTTACTTCTTCTGTAAATACCTTTTTCATCATATTTAAATAAATAAAAAATATCTTCTTCAATTCCAACATCAAACATTCTTCTTATTTCATCATTATTTAGATGAATGGCAAATTTCTTTGATTTTTTAAGTTTATTGACATTTTCTTCTGTTAATTCATCTCCATAATAATGGATGGCAAACGGATTTTTATTTTTTATCTCTTCTTCTATATTATTGTTAGTAATTAATATTTTTTCTATTATATCTGTAATATCAAACATCTTAACTCCTTTATGATTATTCTGTTATAGCCATTGGGAAAGTTATAACAGTTACCATCCACTGTACGTTAGGAGACACATTATCTCTCCAAAGAAATCCTGAGCGATGGTTTGTAAGTGTTGCAAGCCCTGTAACTCTTACGTTATAAGAACCACTCTTTAATTTGACTGTTTTTACATAAAAGGGATTGTTATCAGCACCACCACTATTCAATTGTCTTCCAACTTCATTACCATTAAGAGTTATGCTTACAGTTGTTCCACCACCAGCAGCAGTAAACCATTCATTCAAATATCCACCAGAAACAATTATATACCCTTCAAAAGAATTTGGTATTGTTACTATTTGCTGTTCTGTATTATGATGTTCAAAGCTTTGAACACTTGCACTTGAAAATGCACTAACAATTTTATCAAAATTAGCTACATTGTCTGTTAAATCAATTACTTTTTCAATTGTTCCTTCATTATTATATATATATGAAAATACTCTGTTAAATCTTTGATTTCCTTCATTATCATATAGCACAATATTTTCTTTTGTTTTGTCTTTATCACCACTATTTGGTTCAGGCTGTCCGGCTGGGCCTAAAATAACTTTTGAATTTTTATTTTGTAAGTTTAACATTCCATTTTCTTCTTTTATTTTTATATCATTTGGATTATTTTCCGAAGAAAAGGTCAATGTATTTTTATCAAGTTCACTTTTTTCCATATCGTTCTCCTATTATTTATCTGCTCCTACACTTTTATTATAATCTTTTAAAGCCTGTATTAAATTAGCTGCTTTTGTAATATTATATCTTTTTATAGTTCCATCTGGATTATAAACATATGATATAAGATCGTTGCAATAAAATTTAATATCAACATAAGGATAACTATAAAAACTATCAGCTTTAGCAGGCATTTTATTTATATTGTCGTTTCCTTGTTTTGATAATAAAGATTTTTTCTGCAAATCTTGTTGCTTACTTTCTGATAAGTTTTCATTATTACCAAAAGTAACTGTTGGTGAAATATATTTTCCTTCATATTTTTTTAAAAACCTTACAGTTTTCTTTTGAGAGTTTGCTTCATCTTTATTTTCACCATCAAAAGCATATTGATCAACATTTCCATTTGAATCTGTTTTTTCACCAGCGTTTTCTACAACTATAAAAGCATTATCAAATTTTATTTTATTGTTATTTAAATTTGCCATATTATTTATCTTTTGTCAACTTTTTCAAATAAAGTTAAAAAATAAAAAGAGGTTAATTACATGATAATTAATGGTAAAGAAGTAGAAATAGATTTCAGAAGAGCTGCACAAATCCAGGATAAAGTAAATAAAGTTGAACAATTACCAGATAACTCAAAAGTTGAGGTAAATAACCGTGAATTAAAGCAATTACAAGACATAACATCAAACACTTTTGATAGTTTTGATGGTTATGGTATGAATAATAATATACTGCTTACTGGAAAAAAGTCAAAAGAAAATAGGAAAGAATATTATACTACCTACCAAGAAATGTCAGACAGTAATTTTATTAACAGAGGATTGCAAGTAATTTCAGACGATTGTACACAAAAAAATAACGAAGGTCATACACTAAAAATTTATTCAGATGATGATGATACAAAAGAAATATTGGAAGATTTGTTTTATCAAAGACTTAATATAGATAAAGAAGCTTGGTCAAATGTATATGAAACTTGTAGATTTGGAGACAACTTTTTTGAAATAATTCCAGACTCATATAAAAACCCTACGATGATTGCAAGAATAAGATACTTGGAACCTGATAGAGTTAACAGAATTGAAAAGAATGGTAAATTAGCTTTCTATACATATACAGCAGATACTGCTGAACCAGAAGAAGCATTGTTTAGAACAGCAGATGTTTCTACAAAAAAGAAAGATGAAGATAAAGTAATTTACAAGCTTGAACCTTGGCAAATAGTTCATTTCAGGCTTGCAGATAAAGATTTTCATCCTTATGGTGGTTCATTACTTAAAGCAGGTGTTAAAGCATTTAGAAGATTGCAACTATTGGAAGATGGTATTACTATTTATAGATTGGCAAGAGTTCCAGAAAGAAGAGTATTTAAAATTGACTGTGGAAATTTACCACAATCAGAAGCCAATAGGCAAGTTCAAAGAATTAAAGACAATTATAGAACATCACAAATACTTGATGACAGAGGTAATATAAACAGACAAGCTTCTGCTTTGTCATTAACACAAGATATTTTTATTCCAATGAGGGAAGGTTCTGGAACAGATGTATCTACTTTGCAAGGTGGAACAGCTTTAAATAATATAGATGATATAAGATATTTTAGAGACCAAGTACTTTGGACAATGAACATTCCTCCAGAAAGCTTAGGATTTACATCAGATCAGTCTGGCGGCTCTCAGGGTCGTGGTTCTTTAGCAATGCAAGATATTAAATTTAGTAGATTCTGTGAAAGAATACAGTATTCTATAGTAGAAGGATATACAAAAATTGCTGCCATAGAACTTTTCTTTAAGAAAAAAAAGAAGTCTGATTTAAAGAATTTTAGATTGGAAATGACACCTCCTTCAAATATTAAAGAAATAATGGATTTGGAATATGCAACTAACAAAATGAACTTAATACAAGCAATGACTGGAACAGGCTTGTTCCCAAAGAAATTTATTTTACAATATGTTATGAAATTAACCAAAAAAGAAATTGATAATCTTATTTTCTTTAAGGATTTGGAAGTTCAAGCCAACCAGGCACAAGAAAATGCTATGATTGGTGGAATGGGTGCAGGAGGTATGTCTTCGGATATGGGTGCTACTCCAACTGGTGATACTTCTGGTGGTGATATGGGCACTGCTCCAGCTGGTGATACTACTGGTGGTGATATGGGCACTGCTCCAGCTCCTACAGCTTCTATTAATACAGAAGACTTGGAAAAAAATTTGGTAAAAATATTTGGTAAAGATATTCTTATTGAGAACAAAGAGGATTTTGTAAAATTAATAAAAGCTGCTGAAGATTATAATAATAGCTTAAAAGAAGATAAAGCTGTTATTGAAGATGAAGATTTAGAAAATAGTGAAATTATAAAAGAATTAACAGATGCAATAATAGGCAAGCAAAAAGTAATAAAAACTAACAATCAGGCTATAAACATGATTTATGAAAATGAGCTTGGTGGATTAAACTATGATAAAAATGAATATTATACGTTTGGCCAACCAAAGAAAAAGACAGGGCCAAAAACTGGAGAGTTTTTATACGAAGAAATTAAATCAATATTAAAATAAAAAGTTAAAATTATATTTATATAAATATGCAATACGAAAAAACTATTAATAAAATTTTACAAAGATTAGTTCAAGAACTCCCAATAGCAGAGGAAGGGGATTTACTAGAAACGCAAAAAACATTATATCCTTTAGGTTCTATTCCTAGAGAAGAAAAAAACATTATAATAGGAAGCGTAGAAGTAACCCCTCCATTAGCATGCTCAAAAGAATGGAAAAAATTAATGAACAAAGAAAAAGCACCATTGTGTGAAATATATAAAGACATAACAAGAGGTGATATTTTAAGAGTTAAAAAAGTATCAAAAAGTAGTTTAATAGTAGAAAATTTAAGTATTGATAATGAGTTTAGAAAAGAATTTAAAATAGACAAAATAGAATTAGCAAAAAAAAATTTTTCACTAATAAGAAGAAAAAGTGTGGAACTTATAAGAATTTTAGAAGATTTAGATGAAAACAATTAAAGATAATTATATATAAACTATGGAGAAATTTTTATGGAAATAGGAAAGTTTAATAATACTTTATTGCTTAGTAATAAAAATGTAGAAAAGCTTGCTAGAAAATATATTAATGAATCTTGCAATGCCGCACTTATGGAAATGTTCGAAGATAAATGTGTTTTGGCCGATCATACAAGCGGACAGATTTTTGAAGCTGACTACTCATTTGATGGAGAAACATTTGTTTTTGAAAATTTTCAAGAAGTAGAACTAGAACAGAACAATAATTCTTTGAAAGAAGCTATTGGTGATTATTTCGATGATAAGAATGTAAATTTAACTGAATCTTATCAGAATGTTTCAAGTTCGGTTTCTGATGTTTTTGAAAGCTCTCTTTCTGAGGCCTTAGCTTCTAAAAACATGGAAAACATTATAGACTATTCACAATTGTCTGGAATTAACGAAGAGATTGAAGATTTAAAAGAAAATGCAACTTTCAAAGCATATTCTGAAAGAATTGCAAATAAGCCAGCAAGCTCTATTAAATACTTTAATTGGAAGGATCCTGTTAAAGTTTCTGTTTTAGATGAAGATGAAAATGTAATTCTTAACAAATCTATTTTTGACAAAGCAAAAAAACTAAAGTCAAATGTAGAATTTAAAAAGACATTGGCAGAAGCTGCGGAAGATAGTTTGAATGGTGATTCAACAGTATTGGAAGAATTTATTTCTGAAAATGATAGTATTATTGCTTTAAGCGAATCTGAACTTAATGAGCTTGTTGGAATGTCTGTAATTGGAAATAAAAATCTTATGGAAAATAGAAAAGAGATAGTTGAAACTATTAATAATTTTATTTTCAATGATTTAGTTCTTAGTGAAAAGAAGGCTATAATTGAAGCTGAAAAAGTAGAAAGTGAAAACGAAGATAATGAAGATGAAGCACCAGAAGCTTCAGAGCAAGATGTAGAAGCAATTAAAAAGGCATTAGAAAAGGCAAAGGAAAAAGCTACTGATGAAAAGCTTATTTCAAAGATTGATACAATCATTAATTCTTTGACGGAAGCAGTTGAAAACAGTTCTACAGATGTTGCAGCAGTTAAGGAAGCTGTTATATTGCTAAGTATGTAATTAAAATTAAAATTAATTAATAGGCCACTTTTAAAAGTGGCCTATTTTTTTATAAGTTAATATTATAAAACGTGAGGAATATATGAATATAGCAGATATATTAGGTAATTTACCAAAAGCAAATGAAAATGCTCTTTCAACAGAAATCTCAAAAAAAACAGAAATAAGAAGAATTAAAAGTAGAATCGAAAACTATATTACTGAAATAATTAATTATTTAGGAGAAGAAAATAATTATATTCAGAATAATCTTAGTTATGGTGGTCCAAACAGAGGTGTTATTCTTTCTGATGAAGATAAGAAAGAATTAATTAATTTTTTGGTCTCTGAGGTTAAAAAGGTTCCAGAAAAAATTACTACAGAAATAAATAGTTTTTTTGAAGGAGTTAATAAAAATTCTGATTCTGATGAAAAAACATCTGAACCTGAAGAAAAAGCTTCAGAAAATGTAAAAGTTTCTGTATTTGGGTATTAATATGAAATTTAATGAATTGTTAGAAGAAGAAAAAAATATAATTCTGGAGAAAAGCATTCATGCTATGAATAAAGCAAAAAAACGCAATCAAGAAAGAGAAAATGACAAAGACAAAGAACCAGAAATTACTCCAGAAATGAAAAGAAAACTAAGAGCTCATAAACATGCAGACTGGAAAGAAGATGGTAGAAACAAATTTAAATCTGGTCGCGAAAGGACTGTGGCTGCTGTTATAAACCTTTGTAAGAAAAAAGGAGTATCACTTTCTACAGGTACTGCAAGAGATTATATTTATGAAAAATTCTTGCAGTGGGAATCAAGAAGAGCTGAAGCTGACTGGATTTTAAATTTGGAAGAATCTTCTAAAAAGAAGTTCGGATATGATCCTAGAAAATATGCTCATGTAAATAAGGGTGATACTGTTGGTTTAGGTGGCCCTGGAGATCCAGAATATAAAGGAAGAGCTTATTTTTTTACAGGACTTATTAATGGTTTTGCAAATCATTTCATAAATAAAAAATCAAAATATAAGCCTTGGAAAGAAAATTTAAAAAAGCATAAAAAAGAAGTAAAAGCTAGAAAATCAGCTGAGCGTAAAGGCAAAAGTTAATAAATAGGAGAATGATTATGAGTTTTAAGGAAAACGTAGAATTTTATTTAAAATATGGAAAAAATAAAAGCTTTAATTATTATGGCTTTGATATAGCAAATGATAGTATAGCAGAAGAAGATGAAGATAATAAAGAAGCTTCTGTAAAAACAAAGAAAGAAAAAAAGTGTCCTAAATGTGGAAAAGAACCATGTGAATGCGATGCTTCTATGAAAACTGGTACTCATGGTGAAGAAGACGACGATGGTTGGCATGCTTCAACACAAACAAAAATCAAAGGTGGAGATGATGATGATAAATGTTGTGCATCTACTGGAACACCTCCAAAAGATTTCGGAGCAACACCAGAAGAAATAGAAATGATCAAGCTTATTAGAAAAAATGGTGGTTTTGGAGGTTCTTTCAAACCAGAGACACCAGAAGAAGTAGAAATGCTTAAATTGGCTAAGTCTTGGACTAAAAAATCAACAAAAGCTTCTGTAAAAGATGATAAGGGTGCTGGATATGCTCCTGCTTGTAAAACTTCTAATAAAAGCTTAAAAGAAGAAATTCTTAAACGTTTGTAATAATTAAGCCCGCTGATTAGCGGGCTTTTTTCTTAATCTATAAATTCTGGTATAAACTCTGCTTTTATTTTATTTTTACCATAATTCATATAAACCGCAAGACAATTATGTAGATTAAATTTTAAGTCTTGTGAATTTACACTGCCATTATTATAATTAAAAGTTCTAATAAGTTTTTCAGCTATTGGGTAATCACAAATTAAATTTTCATCTTTATCAAATTCAATATAAAATTTCATGCTATTATCCTCTTAATTCTTTTTTGCTTAATCCCTTTAGAATTTTCTTTATCATATAATTCAATTTGTTTAATTTGATTATTTTTACTCTCTATTTCTGTTCCTTGAAGATAATTATCCAACCAAAAATCTAAATAAGTTGTATATGAATCAACCTTTACAATCTTTGCTATTTCTTCTCCAGAAGTATTTAATACTGGTATTTTTTTTGAAAATTTCATTTCGTTTTTAAATGCTAAAAGTATATTTTTTTTTAGTTGCTCATCTGAAACATTATAATACAGTCTTTCTATCATATTAACTCCTTATCCAAAAATAACCATTTCATCTTCTTTTGATTCTTCAATCTTTTTATCATCATTTTTAAGAGCTTGAATAGCTTTTACCTTTGCTTTATCTGACATATTTGAATTTATTATTTCATTACAGACTTCTTCTTCTGTTTTTTCATTTTCATCTACTATCATATTAACTCCTTTTTTAAATTTTAAAAATATTATTTTATTTTGTCAATTGGTGACAAATCTCCATTTAATAGCTTAATATCATTATATCCTGCTTTTTTATATAAATTTGCTCTCATTTTAGAATGCTTAGACAAAAATTTAGCAGTATCAACAAAATCATAAAAATCTACTTCTGTTTTTTCACCTTCTTTAAACCTTAATGAACGTCCTATTTTTTGTAATACAGCTACATTTGATTTACCACCACAAGCAAGTATCATTGCCTTCATATGAGTAATAGAAATACCTTCCTGAAGAATAGTAGTACCAATTAAAACTGGTAAGTCTCCATCATCAAAATCTTTAATGGCTTGTTGTCTAACATCTAAAGGAGTTTCTCCAGAAATAAACATAGAATTAGGAATTAAATGCTGAAGTACTTCTCCATGATCAACTATATTTACTACTATAAGAACTCCATTATTATATATATCAACAATATCCTTAACTATATTGTTTCTTCTTTTTCCATTAACTATCTCTTCTGTATAAGCAGTAGCATAATCAAAATAATCGTCTTCTTTGCATTCATTTTTAACCATATAAATATGTGGTTTAGCCATTACTTCATTTTCAAGAAGCTCACTACTTTCAATTTTAACAATAGGAGAACCTAAGAATTGTCTAATTCTTGCATAACCTAAATAATCTCCAGTTCTAGAAGGAGAAGCTGAAAAACCATATTTTAAAGCACAACCAAATTGTTTAAAGAAATCTTGAAAAGTTCCAGCAGAAACATTATGGCATTCATCACAAAGTACTACTTTAAAGCGAGTTAAATCTCCTAGCTTTTTTACTGATTGAATTGTGGAAACCATACATTTTCCTTTAATTACACCTTTACCAGAACATAACCCACAATCTATTCCATCTTTTTTAAAATCATCTCTTAATTGAGAACCAAGCATTACTTTATTAACAAGTATTAATGTTGGAAGATTGCATAATCTTATAAATGCAGACATTATAGAAGATTTACCAGCAGATGTAGGAGCTACTATAATACCAGTATTAGTATTAATCATTGTATTTAATGCTCTTATCTGATGTTCTACATATTTAAAATTAGGATTAAAGTATTTTCTTAATTCATCATGAGAATATTCTTTTTGTTGAAATTTAAAATGTGTTCTATTATCTTCGAACTTTGTAATTTGTAAATTATTTTGTTTTGAAAACAAAATAATTTCTTTTGTAAAGCCTGCAAAGCAAACAAAGTATTCTTTTATGTCTTTTCCAAGACAAACATCTTTTACTGCCTCTGGATGAAACTTGCCTCCAAAAAAGGCAGATTTATTATCTTTGAATGTTATGAATTTTTTTATAAGTTTTTTTTCTTTATCATTGTCAAATTTTATCATTAGTGTTAAATCATTTAGTCTAATTTGCATAAGCATATAATTAATGCAGAATGTTTTTTTTGTCAAATAAAAGTTTAAGTTAATTTGTATGATGAGAGTAAATTACATTTACAAAAAAAGTTCAAATATACACAATTTTTCTTCAGTTAATTCAACTACAGAGTTAAAGGAATATATGAATGATTTGGTGTTTTATTCACCTTTAAATGATATATATAGAGCTGAATATGCTTTGTATGATAAAGCAGCTTATTTTGAAAAAAAACCAGAAATATTTACTGGTGGGCCATTTGGTTCTTATTTAAAAATAACAGACAAATACTCATTTAATATTAATAATTTTGATAGCATAGATGACAATATAAGAATCTCTTTTTATTTAGGGGCCAATAAGCTTGTTAATAATTCAACAATAGGATTAAGAAAAAAAGAAACGTTCCCAGAAAATGGACTTCCAGCTGGAAGTTATTCTTTAACAGTTCATGTAGAAGGACAACCAACTTCTACAATGATTTTAAATTTGTCTGAAGGTTCTACTGTTAAACAAATAAAAAATAAAATATTGTTTAATTTAGATCCAGTTATTTTTCCATATGAATTAAATTCAGCTAATAACGAACAAGATTTAATAGTTCTACAAGCATTGTATGAAGGTAAAGAAATAAGAGTTTCTGATGGTTTAGATGGAATAAATTTATTAACATATTTTAATATTGAGCCTGTAGAATATGGAACTGCTCCAAATTTTAATAATACAGTTTTTAGATTTAGAAACTTAATAATTAAGCATGAAAGAAATGTTATAGATGGAAATGCTAAATCATTCTTAAATTTTACTTTTGAAGGTGAAGAAAATCAAGAAATAAAAATTCCATGGAATAATGATGCAATACATCTTGATAATATAGAAATCAACACAGATGATAATTTAGTATATATTTATATAAATGGAAAAGTAAAAGCAGTAGAAATATTAAAAAATAAACTAATAAAAAATGATAATACGCTTACTTTAAGTGGTGATAATGGCTGTCAATATTCTTTCGATGAACTAATTATTAATAAAACTTGTATACATACAAAAAAGGAATTTGAATTAGATAATAAACAACTTACAAAATATTCTACAAAAAAGCCATATATAGATTATTATTTTGATGGTAATAGCTTAAAAAAAGGAATGAGTTTAAATACAATTGCTCAATCAGGAATTCATTGTTGCTTATGTGATAATAATAACTATTACTATTATTCAACTGGTGCTTGGAGAAGCGCATCTGGTAATTTTAATAATACAAATGATTGGTACACTTTTGCTGAAAAAATAAAAGAATACGATTTCAGTAATAAAGAACTGTTTATAAGATGTTTCTTTGTTTCTGATGGTACTACGAGTTCTTATTTAGACGTTCCTTATTTTGAAATGGAAGATGAATCTTATATAGATAGCGAAGGAAACACTTCTGCAATTCTTATAGGAACTAAAGAATGGAGTATTAATGGAGAACCATTAAAAGAAGATTTAACAGACAAAACTCTTACAATAACAACAGATGTTGGAAGTTGTGAAATAGACTTTGAACCTGGTTTTCATACAATAGATGAAACCATAGAAAGAATTAACAGTTTTTATCCAGAAGGAATAACAAAATGTTCTAAAGATGGTGAAGATAGAGTATTGTTAATTTCGGAAACAAAAGGTAAGGAAGCGTTTATAACTGTTTCTGGAAGTGCCGCTCCTATAATTTTTGGAGATGCTGGGCTTACTGCCAATGGAGCAGATGCCAATGCTGGAACAATAGATTATACAAAATTTTATGATGCTGTAAGAAATTATACTGGCTCTCCTTTAATACCAATGGAAATAACTGATGAACAAATGAAGCTATTTTTAAAAGAAGCTCTTGCTTATTATAAGAGATGGAAAGGAGATGAAATAAACCAATACACATGCCAATTAAAAGGAAATTGGAGGGATGGTTGGGAAATTCCTTCAGTTATAGAAAGTCAAAAAGATATAGTTGATATTATTTTTAGACCTATATTCCCAATTACTTTCTATGGTTCAGATTTTATAGATAATGGTACTGAAAATATATTTGCTTTAACAATTGCGGAAAGTTTATTTGGTGGTAGAGGTGCTATTAAAAATGGCCAAGGAATAACTCAAGATTATTATATAAGTTTGATGGGTATGCAAGATTTCAGACAAACACTAGGTCTTAATCCTACTTGGGAAATTATGAATAATAGGATTTATATCTTCCCATCACAAGTTTCAAGATTTACTAATGTTTCTGTTAGATATAAAGCACCACTTTCAGAAGAACAATGTCTAAAAGACCCAGACATGATTAAATATGTTCATGGAAAATGTTTAATGACAATGGGAAACATTCGTGGGCAATATGGTTCTGACTTAACAACTGGTGAAGCATCACTTAAATTTAATGCAGATGCTTGGTATGAAAGAGGCAAAACACTTGTTGATGAAGTCATGGAATATTGGAAAAAATCTCAACCACCTATGGGATTTTTCTTTGGATAATGGAGAATAAAATTTATGAATAGAGATATGGAATTAAATTCAAAAGAACAACAAAAAAATAGAAAACAATCAAAAAAATGGTTAAAAAATTGTCTAAAAGAATTAAAAAAAGAACTAAAAAGCGATAAAAAAATAGAAGAAGAAAGTTTAGATGATGAAGCTTTAACAAAAAAGAAAAACAGATTTGAAGATTTTAAAAATACTGTTGAAAAAAATTATGCTAATACTTTTATTAAAAGTGTAGAAAAAGCTGCTAACAAAAAATTTAAAAGTGATAAAATAAAGAAGATAAAATTAGATTATATGCTTAATAATTTAACTAACGTAAATATTTATGATTATGATGACAATTTAATACATGATAAAAAATTAGAAGATAAAATTTTCAAATTTGCAGAATTAAAAAAAGAAGCAAATGATCGTAATTCAGACAGAAGATTTAAAGAAAGAAAACAAACAAATATGCATGATAGTTTATTAAACAGAAGTCTTGGAGAAGAAAGCTATTTTAACTATTAAAAGTTAATAATATGGCAGAAACTACAAATTTTAATTATATAGATTCTTTAATGAATTCTACCAATGTTCAGTTTATGGCGGATCAGCATGACCATGCTGTACAAACAACTGGTAGAAAATCATATATATTTTTACTTGATAAGATTGAAACTGAGCTTTCTGATGTTTATAAAGAAGAAAAACATGGTAGAGTTTATTTGCCACATTTTGAACAGAGAGCATTATATAAAACTAATACTTTTTCATCTTTATTGGATTCTGCTAATTATACAGAAAAAGAAGAAAATTTAGAAATGGAATTTGATTTTGGAAGAATGGTTCATAATATTAATGAACTTAAATCAAAATCAGCTGGAAAATTAATACTTACAAATAGTAGTAAAATTCCATTAGAATTTGAAATAAGTGAAAATTTTATAATCAGAAACTATTCAGAAATATTATATTCAAAAAAAATAGAAGGAAGTATTTATAATTTTATAAATAGTATATTAAATGAAACAAAGTTAGTTAATTTTGAATATACTGGTGATAGTGAAGAACTTAGTTTTTTAGAAAAACTAAGTTTCAAACTTTTACCAAGAAGAAAAAAAGAAATAATTCTTAATAATTCAATTTATAAAAATACATCAGATGTAATTACCAGAGGAGATTTAATTCTTAATGATAGATTTAAATTATACCAGGTTGTAGGTGCTTATCCTAAAAATGATAGTTATGGACAATATATAAGTTGGAATGTTGAATTGCAACTATTTAATCTCGCAAAAGCTGATGGTCTTCCAAATGATTTTAAAGAATTGATAGAAGAAAACCAGTATGGATTAGGAAAAATAAATATATGACAGAAGAATTTAATACATTCGAAGAATATGCAAAATGTGTATATGAATATTTAAAAATAGTTTCTCATGATTATCAAATGGCATCAAATGATGCTGTTAGAGTTGTTTATGCAACAGCTCCTATAGCTTATGCAAAAGAACAAGAACATTTTGCTAATGGTAGTAATGTTGGGCCATTAATAACTTTTTATCAATCTGGAATAGAAGTAGATCATGGTTCTCAAATGGGTGCTTGGAAATTCTTGCCAGTACAGAGAAAAGAAGGAAATTATTTGTTAAGAGCGCCTATTATTTGCAAGATAAAATACACTGTAACTATAAATGCTTTGACAGAACTTCAAGCAGACTTATTGCAGGCACAAATAATGCAAACATCTCCATTTCATAGACCGTATTATACAAAATTAAATGGCCAGTTTGTTTTAATAGAAAGTTCTGAACCAACTAATACTTCATCTGTAGAAGTCGGTGACAATGCCGATAAAGTTTCAAAAAGAGAAATTATATTAA